ATTAGATATCAATCAGGTAAAGGTTGTATGTACACAACTGGTGCCTTGTTTGCTCCAAGTTATGACTTATTAACTGTGACATCAAACGGATTAACACAAGGTTCGACAATCACAGTAACAACTGATGACGTTGACCACAATTTACAGGTTGGTGCTAAAATAAGATTGATTGGTATTGCTACATCGGGTTATGATGGCACATACACAATCGCAAGTATTACAAATGAAAGAACATTCACAGTATTGGCAACTATTGCACTTGGCGGAACAACAGCAGAATTTACAGATCAACCACAGGTATCATTGTATCAATGGAATGGTGCAACTGTAAGATCAGGAATATTTGATGACCAAAACGGAATTTATTGGGAATACGATGGACAAACAACAAATGCTGTACAAAGAACAGCAACAAGACAACTTGCAGGTGTAGTAACAGTCACACCTAACAGTAACACTGTGACAGGAACAGGTTGTAGATTTAGAGAACAAGTAAAAGCAGGTGACAGAATAGTAATCAGAGGTATGACACACGTTGTATCATCTGTTGCTTCTAATACATCAATGTACGTAACACCAGATTATAGAGGTGTAAACACTTCACAAGGTGTAAAAGTTTGTGCAGTTGTGGACAAAAAAGCAAAACAAGAAGAATTTAATAGAGATAAAATGGACGGTAACGGTAAGAGTGGATATAACTGGGACGTATCTAAGATGCAGATGATCGGGATACAGTTTTCATGGTACGGGGCTGGATTTATTGACTACATGGCGAGAGGTAACAAGGGTGACTTTGTGTTTGCTCACAGAATGAGAAACTCAAACATAAACACAGAGGCGTTTATGAGAACAGGTAACCAACCTGTACGTTACGAAGTAACAAACGAAGGTCCAAATGGAAGATTAGAATTAGATATGACAACTGTACAAACGACTGTGCCTTTAGTTGATGCAAGTTTCTTTCCAGCAACAGGTGGAACAGTTTTCATAGACAATGAAATTATAACTTACACAGGTAAGACAGGTGACACATTAACTGGTGCCACAAGAGCGGCTACACTAACAAACTTTAACGCAGGATCGACAAGAAACTACACAGCCGGCGCGGCAACAACACACTTTAGAAATACAGGAGTTGTGTTAATATCTAACACAGCATCACCGATCATATCACACTGGGGATCAGCATATCTAACAGATGGTAACTTCGACGAAGATAGAGGATATCTATTCAGTTACGCTTCCACAGGTTTAAGTTTAACAACCACAAAACAAACAGTGTTCCTATTAAGACTAGCACCATCAGTATCGAATGCATTGACAGGTGATTTAGGAGATAGAGATCTACTTAACAGAGCCCAGTTGCTACTAGACGGTGTTGAGATAACAACAGACGTTCCGGCGGCGGGTGTAAACGGACAGTTGGTTGTACAGGGTGTATTGAATCCACAAAACTATCCAATTGATCCAGCAGATATAGGTTGGGGTGACTTGAAAGGTCCAGCACAAGGTGGACAGCCAAGTTTCGCTCAGATTGCGGCAGGTGGTTCGGTTAACTGGAACGGTGGTGCATCGCAAACCACAGCGACAGCAGACACACAGGCACAGATGACCGCAACAGCAAACCACTGGTTCAACTTAGGTGGTAACAGAAATTATGCATACTTCCTCGAAGCACAATGGGAAGGCAAAGGTTTAAGAGTGGGTATGGGAGTATCTTCAGGACAGTTCCCTTCAGGCACAGTTGTTACACAGATTATTGACTACAACTCATACTACTTTGTAAGATTTAGTAATAGACACACAGGAATAAGTTCAAACCAAGCAGTAGACTTCACACTAGGTGGCGATCTATCAGGTACTAACTTCTTGTACATGGATCAAACAACATGGGAGGCTTCTAACGCAGTAAGTGGTACAGAAGTTGACACAGGTTACGCTGAATTTCCACCAGGTACAACAGTTGCATCAGTTGACGCATTGGATACATTTGGTACAACCAACTTCTACAGAGTTACGTTCACACAGACATCGACAGGTAACATTGCGGCAGGTAGTTCCGTAACGTTTGTATTTGGTCAACCACCATATGCACAACCGGGTGAAACTATATTTTCATTTATTGCGGTGCCAGGTGAAAGAGCGACATTGAATCTAGCGGCGATCAAAGCCTTGACTAACACCACACTAGGTGGACGTGGTACGTTCCCTAATGGTCCTGACGTGTTGGCAATCAACGTATTTAGAACAGCAGGTACTGGTTCCGTTGCAGGAACAGTTACACTGCGTTGGTCAGAAGCACAGGCTTAATTATTTTCTTCAGTAACGGTAGTTTTTTGATTATCGCCTTTAATTATGCGATAGTTGTCATTGGGATCATCAGCAGTACTAACTTCAGTAATACTTCCATTGTCAGTAAGACATTGTACTTGATGAGGTAGGAAAGGCGGATTACGCCATGTGTCACCTTCATTTAATTCTTTAGTGTATAAGGTCGCATCTTTTGTATCAATCCAACTTAACAAAAATTTGCCGTTGTTTATAAACCAAGATTCATCCTTTATAGCGTGATAGTGCATAGAAAATTTTGCACCTTTTCTATTGAAAACCATTATTTTTCCACAATATAGATCATTGGAAGCAAAGATTAATTCGTATCCCCAACCTTTGTCTATTTTTCCTTCTTTATTAATTGGCATTTAAAAATTCCTCCACTGTTCTAAATTTGTGTTCTATATTTTTATTTAATTCTGTCAAATCTGCACTAGTGTAGGTCTGATATTGACCTTGCAATTTTGTAGGCATAGGTATTGTTTCTATGTCTGCATTGTACTTTTTGGCTACTAATTCAGCAACTTTTTGGAAAGATATAGGTGCGCCTGTTCCCACATTAAATATCCCAGACACATCTGCATTAAGCATTTTTCCATGAACTTCACACACGTCATCTACACTAACAAAATCTCTTAGATACTTGTCACTGTTTTCAAAAAGTTTTATTTTGCCAGTTTTTGCTTGATTGGCAAATTTTGTTACGGGAGATGCTTGATCGCCTTTCTTTTCTTCATCATTTCCATAGACATTAAAATATCTAAATCCTTGTACAAGCACTTTAAATTCTCCCATTATAGAATTAACAAATCTATCAAATAGATATTTGCTCCAAGCATAGGCATTTAATGGATACACATCACCATCCTCTTTGAAGTTTCCTGTGTTGCCGTACACACTGGCAGAACTGGCATACTGAAAATTAGTACCCATTGTGTCACACATTTCTAAAAGTTTCATGCTATATTCTAAATTTGTTTTCATAATTTTATCAACATTTCTTTCTGTTGTGCTTGTGATTGCGCCTAAATGTATGACCCAATCATACAAAGCGGGATCTGGAAAGTGATTATAATCCTTCCATCTAAAACCTATAACTTCATGCCCTTGTTTTGCAAGATGCATTCCTAAATGATTGCCTATGAATCCTTTATATCCTGTTACGCAAATTTTCATTTAACATTCTCCCACAATTTTATAATCTTATCTGCGCCTTCTGGTCTAATATCTTTTGTAAGTTCATCATGCCAGTTGGGCAAGTAATTCATGTTAATGTTTATTCTACTTCTTTTATCTGTACAAGTCGTGCCTGTGTGTTCCATATAACTAGGAAATACCACCATTGAATTTTCTACACTAGGAATTTTAGTACCGTCTTTAAATTCTGTATAACCATCTGTTGTGTTTACATAATAAATTGCGGTGTAACTTAATGCAACTCTCGTATCTGCATGAAAACCATGCTTAACAATTTTGTCTGTCCTTGGTATGTTGTTTGCTTTTACCCTAATAAAAGTATTTGCTTTTAGCACATTGAAGATTGGATACAGCAATTCCCAATTACTGTGTTCGGTGGTAACATCAGAAACTCCATGAAAGTTGTGTTGGAATTGTAATTGTTCCTTTTCTTCAGTCATTTTTTGTTTGTCCTCTACGACGTGTTCAGAATAATACCAAGGAAAATGATCGCTTAACATTTTTTTAGAAATACGATCAAACTCTTCTTTTGTAATAACGTTAGTGCAAATTAATTTGCCTTTTTCAATTTTTGTTTCCATTCACTTTCTCCACTATGTTTGATGTTGAAAAACCTTTCACTGTTGGAAATATTATTACTTCGGCAATATCATTGCCTACCACAGTATCAAATGTATAATCTCCACCTTTCACAATTACGTTTGGGGTATGTTGTTTTAATGCATCTATAGGAGTATCTTCTTCAAATACAACAACTTTATCCACCCAAGGTAGTTGTAATAATTGTTGTTCCCTTACCAAAGCATTATTAAATGGTCTATCGTTTCCTTTTAATCTTTTTACACTTGCATCAGAATTAATTCCAACAATTAATTTATCTCCTTGCTGTTTAGCAAATTTTAATAATTCTAAATGTCCTTTATGCAAAATATCAAAAACGCCATTTGTCCACACAATGGTGTCTTCAATATCTGATCTATCTATAACCGATACTCCTCTTTTTTGCACAATTTTTTCTGCACCTTTTACTGCTAATTCACAACAGGCAATCATGTTATTAGTTTTGAAATAATGTGCAATTATGGCAAGCACAGAATCTCCTGCACCACTGACATCTGCAACTTCTACAGTATTACTCTTAATATGATCATAAGTATTTTTAGTCACTACATGGATACCGTTTGCTCCGTCAGTAACAACAAGCCATGTCCATAAATTATCTTCACACATCTTTTTAGCAGTTTCAATATTAAAATTACCAAACCATGCTTCATATTCTTTCATATTTGGTTTTACTAAAAAGGCACCAACGTATTTGCTAAATCCTTGTTTTGGATCCACATATACATTCTTACATTTTTCTAAAATTTTGGTGACTGTATCTTTTTTAATGACTCCTTTGTTATAATCACTTACAATTACCACGTCGGTTTCTTTTAAATTTTTGAGCAGTGTTTCCACAGGAGTATCTGCTCTATATTGCTCTTCTTTGTCAACACGTATAAGGTGTTGTCCGTTCTGTCCAATGATCCTTGTTTTGGTAGTAGTCATTTCCCCATCTTGGCACAGATGCGACTTTACTCCATTTTGCAGTAAAATTTCTTGGATTTTGTGTCCGGGGATGTCGTTGCCCACGGCTCCATAAAGCCACGTGTCTGTGCCCAAGTTTGATAGGTTTAACGCTAGGTTTCCAGCGCCTCCAACGTTGAAGTCTTTGTTTGTTTCTTTAACTACAAGCACCGGTGCTTCTGGACTTACTTTTTGGCAGTCACCCTGCGTCCACATATCAAGCATTACGTCACCGATGATTTTAATCATTACATTAATTTTAACATTTTGAACACAGTGTCTAATTTGACCTGATTCATTTTATTTTGTAGAGTCTTACGTAAACCTTGGTGCAACGGCTTGGGCCAATTGCCAAAACTTACCCAGGCATATCCATCGTGTTCTGTGTTTAATTTTGGAATAAATTCATTTTCGACTACACATAGGAAAGTGTGATATAAAAAATTTTCATCATTGCTAATGAAAGTTTCCATAGGTATTTTCTTTTTTATTTCCACATCACCCACTTCTTCTTTTATTTCTCTATGAAGGCCTTCCCATAAATTTTCATTCACGGTAGTACCGCCCACTAATCCCCATACATGATTTTGTTTGCTCTGCACTCTATGAAGTACTAAAAACCTTTGGGTATCCAAAGTATAGAAGAGTGCACCGCACCCTATAATTTTACTGCTCATGTAAATAATTATGTGATTAGGAGATCTTCCAGGTTCCTTTACGATATTCACCTTCGAAACTTAATATCCATTCGCTACCATTCCATTTATATTGGATACCAGTTTTTAAATTGGTAATGTATGTTGGTACAAATGTACTGTCACCTGGATCAGGATTTGCACTTGCGTCGAATATTATTTGCCAATTTGTACCGTTCCATTCTACAATGTCATTGGCACTTGCAACTAAATCTATATTGCTATCGCCCTTCCATGCATCTGCGCCATCAACGTTTTGTGTGCTACCAATATCTTTAAGTAGTAAAACACGTTTTCCGTTTTGTTTAATTGCACTTGGATTGAATGTTGTAGGATCAACAATAAAGTCAACACTGCCTCTTGTATCTTGAGGTCCTACTATTACTGTGTCTGTAGGTATAGTGTCCATGTCCCATGTAACCAATAATTGCATAGGGTTTGCTTCATTTAAAGCAACAGTGCCAACGACAGGAACATCTATTCCTTCTCTGTTTAATTGTATTTTACTTAAACCTGCCTTGTAATTTAACAACACATCTAAATAACCATTCCATGCTAATCCGCCTATTACACCTTTGTCAATTATTGATAAAGTTTGTCCTAGTACGTAAATATCAAATTGTGTTCCTGTTGTGCCTTGTACACTAGCAGTATCTTTACGTGATGCAACACTTGTATCGACACTACCATCAGCAGTTGTTCTGATTGATGCTTTAATACTTTTGTCGTAGCCATCTTGGTATGCCATTAGTTCAGGCATTGATTGACTTAGGTCTATGTTTCCAGTTTTCTCGTCGAATATACTTGTAATAATGTGTGTAATTACTCCTAATTTTTTTACTTTAGTTGGTGGACTAATGAATATAGGCATACTAAAAGTTAATGTTGCCACGTCTACTTCTGTTTCTGTACCAACAGGAATAGTCCTACTTGAAAAATTTATATTGTCTAATTCAACCACACTTAAACTTGTCCAATCAATATAATTGTCAGTAGTTTGAATTTCTAAACTTGGATTGAATAACATACAAATTTGTTCTAGTATTTGTAATTTTTGTTCTGTATTGCTTGACCAAATATCACAGTTCACTGTTAATGTGTATGGAGTTGGCATCAGTCTTTCCACTGTAATATTTTTTCCTTGCGTGTTTAAATATTCTTTTCCTGCACTATCATAAGCACGTTCTCTTAAATGGACTTTGCTTATAAAACTTGCATCTGCTAATCTAGTTCTGTCCATTTGCAAGTTGGTTACATATACCCCCATTCTAGGTATACTTGGCATTTTATTTTCTGAATTATCCCTAATTATGTGTGCAACTTGTCTAGTCATGTCACCGTACATCACAGGAATAGTTCTTAATGCACCATCACCGTCCTTGTAAGAAAAATTACTCATCAGTCTTATGACCTGAGTAATATATCTTCTAACCTGTCCATCGTAAAAATGTTGCATTATTTTTTACCTTTTTTGTTTGCATTTATGTATCTTCTGAACACAGCCGCCTCTTTACTTTTGCCAGCCGCCTTGGCTCTCTGCTCCATGCTTACAGCCGCCTGTATTTTGTGTGCATGGCTTCTGCCTGATTTGCGTATTCTAGATACACTGGCTCTAGCAGTAGACACATCTTTGTAACCTAATTTTTTAATCGTGTCTTTAGGATTGTCGTCAGTGTACAAGTCACCTTTTTTCTTTTTTTCGTTAATTTTATTACCAACGGGTTCGTAATAAGTTCTTACTTTACCCATAAGTTCTTTTGAAACTTTTTTAAGTCCAACTGCTTTTTCAGTACCTGGTATAGGTATTCCCCAAAGTTCTCGCAATTTCATTATCCGTCCGCCTTAGGTTTAAGTGCTTTTGAAAGTGCCTGTCGTTCTGTAACTGACTCACCACCAATTGTAGATGTTTTTGTGTTGTTAACAAATGTGCCTTTTAAGTTGCTTCTAGTATCTGTGTTAGATAGTGTCATACGCACATTGTCTTCCATTTTAATCCAACGTCCTCCATCGTATCTAAACAATCTATTAGGTAAAAAATCTGTTCTTAAGAAGTAATCACCTTTGTCTGAAGCACTAGGAAAACTAATCCCAAATCCAAACACTTCTCCGTTAGGAGCAAGTCCATCTCCCAACAAATAACCATCGTATCCTGATTTACTAGGTGTTTGATTAATTCTATCTGTTAAAGTATTGTGTGTTGTTGTATCTAAAGTTGAAGTATCTGTAGTTACTAGTTCAGGTTTACCTTTGTCATCAACTTGTAACGTGTACAAATTTGTTGTATCATAACCTGCTTTTTTTGTATTTGCTTCTGCTTGGGCAACAACGGCATTATTAATTTGCATTTCTTTTTCATAAGTTGAAAGAACATCACGTAAAGTTTTTCCGTCTCCCGCTCCAGCGTCTTTTTGTAGTATTTCTTTAAATTCTTGACTATCGTATATTTGTTTTAATTTTACTCTGTACAAATGTGGGTACCAAGATGCAGAAAATCCTTCAGCGGCCCTATTGACATCTTCTACAACATAAAATCTCTTCAATGCGACATTAAAATCATTCAAAGCATACTCGTCTTTAAGATGTGGCAATTCAAATACATCACCTGGCATCACTTTCCTACCTAATGTTTTTACACTCGAAGTTATAGGTATGGTCATAAACAGAGTATCGTTCTGTAAAAATAATCCAAACTGACTCATATCAAAGTCAATATCTTGGACGTTGTAGATACCTCTGATGCTATAAATCGATGAATCGTATTTCCTATCCCGGTTTTCTAAAAACAACATATCTTGGATATTTGTTTCTTTTACTGAATCGTATCTAGGGTTATCAGATGTAGCATCTGCTTCAGCAGGATTTTTTGGACCTAAGTATTTGTGTACAAAAACGTCGGTTCCACCCACAGTAAACATCTCTACTACGGTCTTATCTAAAAACGTGTAATCATGACCTTTTTCCGGCTTATATAGACTTAATCTTGGCATAGACATATATTTATCGGATGGTACTGAGTGATAAATATATGTAAGGAACGTATTAAATGGCAGATTTAACCACAGAAAAACAAGAGATATTCGACTACGTATTCAATTCGCTGGGTGGCGGAATGGTGGATGTAGAGTTGGATCCTGCTCACTATGAGACCGCTTTAAAGGATTCATTAGACAGATTCAGACAAAGATCAGACAATTCAGTAGAAGAGAGTTACGTATTTTTACCATTAGTAAAAGACCAGAACGATTACACACTAGCAAATGAAATCATCGAGGTACGACAGATTTTTAGAAGAAGTATTGGTTCCAGATCAGGTGGTGGAGATGGTGGTACACTATTTGAACCATTCAATCTAGCCTACACAAACACATACCTATTAGCAAGTTCTAATATGGGTGGTGTTGCAACTTACAATATGTTTTCACAGTTCCAAGAATTGGTTGGAAGAATGTTTGGTTCGTTTATTGAATTTAAATGGAACACAACAACTAAAAAATTAACAATTTTGCAAAGACCAAGACAGGGTGAAGAAGTGTTAATGTATGTCTATATGTATAGACCAGATACAGAATTATTCAAAGATTATTTGGCAAAAAAATGGATTAAAGATTACACTTTGGCAAAATGCAAATTTATGCTTGGCGAAGCCAGAAGCAAATTCAACACAATAGCAGGACCACAGGGTGGTACAACCTTAAATGGTGACGCACTTAAACAAGAAGCACAGGCAGAAATGGATCGTTTGGACACAGAAATCAAAACGCAAACTGCTGGTGGTCAAGGTTACAGTTTCTTAATTGGCTAATTCCTATTGACATTACCATAATTTTGTTGTATTATCGTAAGATATGCAACACGAAATGATTCCGTTATTTTCCGTGCCTTTGATCAAAATGAACATTGGAGAAATGGATCAAATGTCTATGGCATGGATACGTGGACTGGATTATCCTTCCCAAAGGACAGGCACAGATCATTCAGACGACGATTTACCCATGATGAATAGAGGTATGAAAATACTTGATAGACCACAACTAAAAGATTTAAAATACAAAATACAAACTGCCATAAATTATTTTGTAGGCGATGTTTTAGGCATAGTGCAAAATTTTCAAATTACAACAAGTTGGGTAAACAAAACAGACAAATCAGAATACATAGACAAACATTCACACCCAAACAGTATTATAAGTGGCGTATATTATGTGAGCACGACTCCGAAATGTGCTCCAATTATTTTTAGCAAACCTCATCTCTACTCTAACATTACATTTCAAAACATACAGTTGGCTTACAGTGGCGAAAATAAAAATCAATACAATACAGACTACTACGGAATAAATCCACTGCCTGGAGAATTATTAATGTTTCCATCTTGGTTAGAACATGAAGTATATGAACAAGGATCAGAACACAGCCGTATCAGTCTAGCATTTAATACATATCCAAAAGGAGACATTGGAGAAGGTACGAAACAGTTAAAAATATTATGATAGTTGGAATTTGTGGATTAATAGGATCTGGAAAAGACACAATAGCAGATCATCTAGTAAAAGATCATCAGTTTGTAAAAATATCTTTTGCGGATAAACTTAAAGACACAGTGGCAACATTATTCGACTGGGATCGAACTTTACTTGACGGCAAGACAGAACAAAGTAGACTGTGGAGAGAACAACAAGATCCTTATTGGAGCAAAGAACTAAAGAAGAAGGTCACTCCGAGATATGTGCTTCAAGTGTTTGGAACTGAATGTATGCGTGATGGATTTTATGATGGTATCTGGGTCAGTATGTTGAAAAAGAAAGTGACTGAAAATCCCCACATAAATTGGGTTATACCCGATGTTAGATTTGAAAATGAAGTCAAGGTAATCAATGAAATAGGTGGTGAAGTTTGGTGGGTAAAACGGGGTCAATTGCCTATGTGGTTCAGAATGTATCAAGATATAGGTCAAACACCTAAGGACATACATCCATCCGAATGGCAATGGGCAAGATCAAAATTCCACAAAGTATTTGAAAATGACAGTAGTATAAATTCGCTTAAAAGTCAGGTACAAGATCACCTTGTTTCCAACGGATTCCTTCAAGGTGCAGTGTTGTTTGACAATTAGCACAAACAGTCTTTAAGTTATTAAATTTACAATTATTAAGATTTGCGTCAATATGAAACACTCTAAACCGCTCTTTGTATTCACTTTTATGTCCACACTTATCACATTGTTGCTTAGGTCTATATCCAGCAACATACCATTTGGGCATATATCCAGACGGTCCGCCATAGCGTAGACACATTTCACACAGTCTTCTATAGTAAGTCTTATTGCCCTTTTTATAGTTTACTGCGGCAGGTCTTTCGTTACATTTATAACATAAAGGTCTCATATACACGTATTTACCTGCCCTTTACCACCCCTTTTCAAAGCCTTTTAATTTGGTGCATTTTACCGTTATTACATAAATACAAACAATACAAAAGTTTTATATTAAAACTAGGAGATTTAACACATGGCAATAGTTTCACCAGGAGTACAAGTCAGCGTAATTGACGAAAGTTTTTATACACCAGCCGAACCAGGCACGGTGCCAATGATCTTTGTTGCGACAGCACAAGATAAAACATCAAGCACAGGAACAGGAACAGCATCAGGAACAACAGCGGCAAACGCCGGTAAAGTTTTCTTAATGACTTCTCAAAGAGAGTTAGCAGAAACATTTGGTGATCCAGTATTCAAAACAGATGCAAGTAATAATCCAATCCATGGTGGTGAAACTAATGAGTTTGGATTACAAGCGGCTTATTCATACTTAGGTGTTGCCAACAGAGCATACGTTGTAAGAGCAGGTGTTGACTTAGGTCAATTAGAAGCAAGTGCAAATGCGCCAGCGGCAAATCCAGCATCAGGAACTTATTGGTTTGATACAGCAAGTTCAAGATATGGTATATTTGAATGGAATGGTTCAGCGGCAAGTGTAACAGGTGGTCAATCATTCACAAACAAAATTCCAACAGTAATCACATCAACTACACAATTATCATCAGGACTAGGAAGTGCACCAAAAACTTCAGTAGGTTCAATTGGGGATTATGCGATTACGGCTACAGACACAAACAACGATGTTTACTACAAACAATACGACGGAAGTTGGGTTGCAGTAGGAACAGCGAATTGGGTAGCATCAAGACCAACAATAGCAGGTGGTACTCCAGGTACTATCACAGGTGGTCAAAATTTTACTATCACTATTAACAGTGCGGCAACAACAATCACAGCAAGTGGTACAACAGTCACAGATATAGCAAGTGATATCAGCGGTGCTGGTGTTTCAGGTTTATCTGCAAGAGTTAATGGTGGTAAATTAGACATTCATTACAACGGTTCAAATGATAATAAAGTAATAATTGCAGACGGTACAATGACTATCGCAACTGCTTTAGGTATTACAGCAGGAACTTATTATGTACCAGCAGTATCAGTTGCACCACACACTTCAGTACCAGCGTTCAAATCAAGCGACACGAATCCAAGACCAACAGGTTCTTTATGGTTCAAAACAACTGATCCAAACTTAGGTGCTAAATGGAGTGTTAAAAAATTCAACGGCACAACAAAACTTTGGGAAGAAGTAAGTGCACCACTTTACGCAAGTAACGAAAGTGCATTGTACAATCTAGACAGAGCAGGTGGCGGAAAAAATATTGCGGTTGGTAATCTTTACGTAAATTACGGTAACGGAACAACTGAAATTGATTTCATTATACACAGAAGAGAAAATTCAGGTAACACAACAATTACATCATCAGCAGTGGCTACAGGTCAAGGCGCTGGTAGTAAATCATTTACGATTGCAGAATCAATTGTAGGACAAGAAGCATTAAACAGTGGAATCACTGTAACGGTTACAACAAACAATAATGCCGCAGATGCTGACGTTATTGCAGGTGGTATCAACGGTGCAGGATTCACAAATGTAGTAGCAAGTGTTGATTCACAAAACAGAGTTGTAATAGAACATAACGATGGTGGTGAATTTAAAATTACTGATACAAACGGTTTAATTGAAGCAATTGGTTTAACAAACGCTTCAACAAATTTAGGATTTGAGCCAGGAACAACTAACGCGACAAGTCCAAAACAATTTAGAGCAAGTAACTGGAAAGTATTAACTTATACTGCAAGTGCAAACGCAGTAACTTCATTAACTACAAACGGACAATTATGGTACAGTTCAGTTGTAGACGAAGTTGATATCATGGTACACAACGGTACAACATGGAACGGTTACACTAACGTTTATGCAAATACAGATCCAGCAGGTCCACAAGTTTCTGCAACTGCTCCAACTACACAATCAGATGGAACGGCTCTTGTAGCAAACGATTTATGGATCAGCACAGCAGATTTAGAAGAATATGCAAACATCTACAGATGGAACGCAAACAGTTTGAAATGGGAAGTATTAGACAAATCAGATCAAACTACTGAAGACGGTGTTCTATTTGCTGACGCAAGATTTGGAACTTCAGGTGGTTCGGCAACTGTTGCTCCATCAGGAACGATTGTAGAATTATTATCAAGTGACTTCCTAGATCCAGATGCTCCAGATCCAGCATTATATCCAAAAGGTATATTGTTATTCAACACAAGACGTTCTGGATTTAATGTTAAGAAATTTGTAAGAAACAGTATTGATACAACAGCAACTAACCTAAGACAAGGTGGTGCTAGTATGTCTGCTTACTATCCACACAGATGGGTAACTGAGTCTGCTAACCAACCAGATGGTGCAGGTTCTTTCGGAAGAAAAGCACAAAGAAAAGTTGTTGTACAAGGTTTACAAGCAATGGTTAACAGCAACCAAGAAATTAGAGACGACGAATCAAGATTATTCAACGTAATGGCAACTCCAGGTTATCCAGAGTTGATTGGTGAAATGATTTCACTAAACACAGATAGAGGATTGTCAGCGTTCATACTTGGTGATTCACCAATGAGATTAACTCCTGATTCAACTTCATTAGCAAACTGGGCGACGAACGTAAACAACGCAGTTGAAGATAATGACAACGGTTTAGTTTCAACTAACTCATACTTGGGTGTGTTTTATCCATCAGGACTGTCAAGTGACAACTTTGGAAACAACATTGTTGTACCAGCATCACACATGATGTTAAGAACTATTGCATTAAGCGATCAAGTTTCTTTCCCATGGTTTGCACCAGCAGGTACAAGAAGAGGTGGTATTACAAACGCAAGTTCAACTGGTTACATTAACTCAGAAGGCGAGTTTGTATCAACAGCATTGAACGAAGGACAAAGAGACACATTATACACAAACAAAGTTAACCCAATTACGTTTATTACAGGTGCAGGTTTAGTCAACTACGGACAAAAAACTAGATTTGCTGGTACAAGTTCTTTAGACAGAATCAATGTATCAAGATTAGTAATTTACCTAAGAAGTCAATTAAACAAACTTGCAAGACCATTTGTGTTTGAGCCAAATGACAAAATCACAAGAGATGAAATCAAGGCACAAGCAGAAAGTTTATTACTAGAACTTGTAGGTAACAGAGCAATTTTTGACTTCCTAGTAGTGTGTGACGAATCAAACAACACACCTACAAGAATAGACAGAAACGAGTTGTACTTAGATATTGCTATTGAACCAGTCAAAGCAGTTGAGTTCATCTACATACCGTTAAGATTGAAAAATACTGGCGAAATAGCAGGATTATAATAAGATAAATATTATAGGAGAAACAAATGAGTATATCTACACTATCAAAACTTACAGTACCTTTAGACAGTAGCCAAAGTGCTTCTAATCAAGGTCTGTTAATGCCTAAATTACAGTATCGTTTTAGAGTAAGTTTAGAAAACTTCGGTGTTTCTACACCTACAACAGAATTGACTAAACAGGTGGTAGATATAACAAGACCTAATTTATCTTTTGAAACAACAACTATCGACGTGTACAACTCTAAAGTATATCTTGCTGGTAAACACACATGGGAAGCAGTAACATTAACTTTAAGAGAAGATGTATCAAACAACGTACAAAAATTAGTTGGTGAACAATTACAGAAACAATTCGATTTCTTTGAACAAAGTGCGGCGGCATCAGGTTCAGACTACAAATTTGTTACTAGAATTGAAGTTACAGATGGTGCTAACGGTGCCAATGCTGTAGGAGTTTTAGAAACATTTGAATTGTATGGTTGCTACATAGAGTCAGCAAACTACAATCAGTTAGCATACGGTACTAGTGAACCAGTTACTGTAACGCTATCATTAAGATATGACAACGCAATCCAAACTCCACAAGGAACAGGAATAGGAACAGCAGTAGGTAGAACTACAAACACTCTAATTACAGGCGGCGGTGCATAATTTTCATAAGCATTTATAAATTTAAAAGGGGGGCTACGGCCCCTTTTTTATTCTGTGACCCACCATTTTTACATAACATAAATACAGTATATGGCAAATTTCTTAAAAGGTTTTTTAGATAACGTATTAAAGGGTACACTTAATCCAAAAGGTAATCTGGCGGATTTTGCACACGCATCTAGACTGTATGTGGATGATAGTTTTAGACTTGCACCCAAGCAAAAGTTTTTATACCATGTAGTTTTTAATATAAATCCAAATGCAAAAATTACAGATCCACCATTGGACAATCACCAACGTGAATTGAATATGTTGGTAAAAAATGTTGACCTACCTAAATATACTGTTGATATGGCAACAGTTCAACAATACAACAAGAAAAGAAAATTGCAGACACGTATTGCATATGATCCTGTCACTGTTGTATTCCATGACGACAATTATGGAGTAACAAGTGCATTATGGGAAACATATTATAGATATTATTTCCAAGACGGTAACTATGGTAGAGTCAATAGTGTAGGTGATCCAGAAACAACTTATCCTGAATTCGAAAGAGAAAGAATTTTATCAGGTGAAAAATATCCAAGATTTGGATTAGATGCTGACATACAAAAACCTTTCTTTACAAGTATACAAATATATCAAATGGCTAGAAAAACTTATACTTGTTTTACACTTGTCAATCCACTTATACAACAATGGCAACATGACACATTGAACAATCAAGAAAGTGGTCCTATGGCAAACCAGATGGTAATAGAATACGAAACAGTATTTTATTCTAGAGGACGTGTGATGCAGAATGGTGCACCCGCAGGATTTGGAAAAGAACATTATGATAGAACTCCTTCACCTAATTCATTATCTGGTGGCGGATCAACAAGTTTGTTGGGAACAGGTGGAGTATTATCAGATTTATTTGGAGCCAACGATGGACCATATACATATATTGGAAGTGCAGTAGGCGGATCCAGAGGCGGAATAACACTAGGATCTTTGATAAGAACTGCAAACAGATTAAAAAATGCAAAAAGACTTAATAAAGAAGGTTTGACACAAGAAGGCTTCAACATCTTGACAGGTGCAATAGGTAGAATAGGCGGTACGGCAGATTCGGCATACGGGATACCTAACACTTATATTGGAAGGACTACTGGTTTAATAAAAGGTGTAACCACTTTTGCTAAACAGAGGATTAGAGGAGGATAATGACAAATATTCCAAAACCAACAAACGACAGTCAACGACCAGTCAGAGAATTTTTTGACAATTACTTTAATGAAAATTTAACTTTTCCAGGAGCAGAGGTTGATGCAGTGGTAGGCTATTTCGAGTCGAGAGGATTTGACCGAACGTCAAGTATAAGCACAGCGTCAGTCATTTTAAAACAAGCAAAAATAGATAATGTAAAAGTTTTTGAATTGTTAGATACATTAAAAGGTTTAGATGGCACACAATTAAGTTACATAGTAACAGAAGTGCTAAACAACAACAGAATAAACACATCATCACTTGGTTACAAAGTAGAATCACCTTCCGACCTATCTGAAAAACGCAACATAGTGGTATAATAACATGGCAAAGTTTGCTCAGGGAAGATACAATATGAAAAATCCTGACAAGTACGTTGGTGGCAAGACACCTTTGTATAGAAGCAGTTGGGAATTTGCATTCATGAGATTTTGCGATGAAAGTCCAAGCATACAAAAATGGGCAAGTGAATCTATTCGTATACCTTACAGACATCCTTTCACAGGAAAATTTACAATATATGTTCCAGATTTTTTTATTGCATATGCAGATAAAAATGGAAAGCAACACGCAGAAGTAATTGAAATAAAACCTGAAAACCAAACGCTTTTGGAGAAAGCAAAGTCAAGACAAAACCAAGGTCAATTAATTGTAAACAGAGCAAAATGGAAAAATGCACAACTATGGTGCAAGAATAAAGGTTTTAGATTTAGAATAATAAATGAAAAAGATATATTTCATGGCGCAAGATGAGTGCGAAAAAAATAAGACAATGGGCGTGGCCGTTAATTAAAAACTTCCGAACATACATAGACATTGGTGCGTTCAACGGAGATACATCTGCTCCATTTGTAAAAGATTTCAAAAGAGTCATAGCATTCGAACCCAGTCCTTTAACATTTCCACATATTCCAGATACAGTTGAAAAATACAATGTTGCTTTAGGCAATCAAAATGAAATACAAACACTTAAGGTTCCTGGTGGAACTGGAAATCCTGTTCATGGTAGTCTTGTAAGATATGGTAAAGGTGTCGTTGAACACGAAGTTTCTGTTAAATGTTTAGACGATTATAATTTTGAAGACGTAGATTTTATAAAAATAGATGTGGAATGGTACGAATTAAAAGTATGTCAAGGTGCAGAAAACACAATTAAAAAATATATGCCTACAATCATGTTTGAAAATAAACGCAACGAAGCAGATGACTGCAAACAATACCTAAAAACACTAGGCTACACTACTAAATGGTACAAATCAGATACCGTTGCTTACACACTCAATAGATAAATACGTATATAATGAAAAGACTAGATATTAGCGATCAAACGGCAATTAGTATG